TAAGGGAATTTTTTATTGAGCCATTCCTTTCTCTCATCACATCCACAATCCTCTCCTGCAATAGCTTTCACCACTGCCTTAATTCCTGTTGCTTCTGTGATCTTCTCAATAGTATCTCCTAATCCCTTAGATTTTGTCGTAGTCTCCGTTTTCGTAGTCTTCCCAATCTTCTCTGATTTGGTCGTAGATTTTCGCTTTGCCATTTTTGATAGTATTCTTAATTGATGTTAATCCTATATCTGTTTCCCTGTGGATCTTATTCATTGAGTTCCCTTCCATATGAATCCTGATCATCTTGGAATCATACCAATGCATATCATCCATCTCCTTCTCCATCATCAGGATCAGTTTCTCCATTGCATCCCTCTCCTCTGGATAAGTCTCATAACTATGATTATCTAGATCATCAATATCAACCTTCTGGATTCTCTTCTTAGCCCTCTGATATTTTAGAGCCGTATTAATACAGGATCTATATACATAGAAAAAGGAAAGGGAGTCATCCTCGTAAAAGTTTGTCCTCCCTTCCTGTTCTAATTCTAGAAGCCTAAGAAACACCATCTGAACAATGTCTGATGCTATATCATAAGAGCCATCTGTGTACTGCTTAATAAAGCCTGTTAATCTCTTAAAGTTCTTCCTATAAAACTTCTCTATGCGATCCATGTTATTCCAATGATCCCAAATCCTACTGCTATCTGTAGATAGTGTAAGGGAGGCTCTCCATTCTCCTCAGGATAGTAGGCATAATTAACGCCTAACATAAAGCCATAAAGTGGGTTAAATTCTATTTCCATCTGCTTCTAATATAACACTTTTTCCCTCTAATTCTAATATCCTGTTTTTCAAGTTATTAACCTGCCCCTCCAATTCCATGATTCTCAGCCTCTGTCTACTGAACTGAGCCATCAATGTATTATCTGCCTGAATCTTGAGGCTAGGCTTATCTACTAAGATCCTCTGTGCTACTTCATAGTAGTATCTGTATCCTTCACTCCAATCCATATTCTCCTCATGCTTTCTCCCTGCATGATGAATAGTAGCATGATTCTTACCAAAAACCTTGCCCACCTGATGAAGGCTCATATACTTTCTCATTGCAACCATCATTGCACTCCTAGCAAAAACCTGATCCAATCTTCTGCTTCCATTTGGAATAACTCCTATCTCCTGATAATATGCTTTCAATACTATTCCTAATTCATCCATTTTATTTGGTTTTCTTTATCTATTATTTTTTGAAATGGTATTATATGTAATGATCCTGAAGATGCATTTCCCACTATGTAATAGCTAGATCCTACATCTATATCACTCTTCTCTCCATCTACTCTAGTTTGCAGATATGCATGAATAATTTGCTGCTATATAACTTGATGTTTTTCCTCCTGATAAACTATTAACCTTTTTCATCTCTTAAAACTCATTCATAAATCCTTCAATCGTTTTCTCTAATGATGCGTTCTGTTTTCTTAGATCATACATCTCCTGCTTTAACTTACCATTCTCAACCCTAGCTTCTAGGATCTTCTTATCAAGAATATTAAAGTAATCTGTGATATGCCTATATACTGCTGAGGTATCCATCAGGATATTAAACACATCCCAAACCTCTTCTTTAGTCATACTCTCCTGACCATTCAGTTCCTTGCTTACAATCTGAAGAGCAGCATATAATTCTGCCTCCTTCTCCATGTAGTATAATTTATTTCCCTCAAAATGGAGATCCATCTATTGTAATTTTTTTGGTGATTAAATCTAATCCATTTATCCGAAAGCCACAATTCCCAATTGTTGATTCCATTCTTACAGGAGAATCTAAGGGAGTTGGTCTGCCTCCAGATTCTAATTCCTTAATCTTCCTCACATGAATATCTGTATATATCCAATCTCTCTCATGCTGAGTATATCTATGAATCACAAAGAACTCATCTGATCTATTTACAAACTTTCCTCCTCCTTCAACATCACTAGCCATAGGAGGCATTGTATGTCCTGCATATTCATGATTACCCTTGAATACTTTTCTCAGGGCTTCCGTTGCAGGATGTGTATTCAGGATAGTAGTAACTCTATATTCCTTGCAGAACTTCCTGATATGGCTTGTTACTTCATAATGGTATTCATGTGTTGATATACCTTTCAAATCCTCCTTCCTAATGGTAAGTGAATTATAAGGATCAATCATCAATCCATTAAACTCCCAAGCATCATAAATCTCCTTAGCGATATCTAACAACTCAAAAGCATTAACGATAAGTTCGCTATCTATAAATGCCCAATGCCCTTGCACAAAAGCATGATGTCTCCAGAACTCACTTTCATCAATCTGATTGATTGGCTTCCCTGCTAGGAACTCTATGATCTTTCTCTGTATGGATTGCACTTCATTCTCTGAAGAATAGATTAACCATTTAGATCCGTTCTCTAAGGTATGGAGCAGTTGCAGGTATATCATTGTATGGGTTTTTCCTACATTAGCATGTCCTGTTACTACTATGAAATTGCCTTCCTTGAATCTTAGATATTCATCTATCTGATCAACTCCAAATTTAGATGCCTGAGCAATCAACCCTTTCCTTGCTCTTTCCAGATATTTTATCGTGCTATCTGATTGCACTATGTGTTCATGTATCATCCCTCCAATCTAAACAATAATTTTTAATATCTATGATCCTGAGAAAAAAAAAGAGCAACATTTCTGCTGCCCTCTTCTCATCATCAAAAAAATCAGAAACGCAGGTTAACTTTATTTCTACTTCTATAATTATATATTGCCTCAATCAACATAATATAATCATCTGTCTTGCCACAATCTAACAATGCCGTTGGTTGGATTTGCAACTTGCTTATAAAGTGAGCAAAATTAAAATCCTCATGATTATACATACGAATTAAAGCAGATACAAAAGTTTTGCGATTTACATTTTTGTAATATCTACTAATCAAACTCAACCATTGATAGATCTCTTTTGCTCTATCTTTATACTTTGCTTTCCATGTTCCACTTCTTATATCATTGGTTGCAGATCCTGAATTGCTCAACAGGGTTACACAACTAGTAATAGTAAGATCTGTTTCTTCATAGAAATTTATGAGGTACTGATAATCTTTATTACCTAATTCAGCATAACCAGATATGAAATCAATCATCTTCCAATCTTTGGAGTTTTGATTATATCTCTGGATGTGAGTTAGATTATAACCATTCTGCACTATATAATGCACAGGCAAATTCAGTTCTTTACAGGCTCTTAATCTATGTTGACCATCAATAACCTGATAGTCTTGATTAACAATGATAGGAGATATCAAGTGTTCCTCTTTCATTGACTCAATCAATCTAGATAAATGTAAAGGATTAATATTTCTGTTTCCTGTAATATCCTTGAACTCAGAATAGTTCTTACTTTCTTTAACTTGCATAAGCATTGGTTTTAGAATTAATAAAAATAGGGAGGTCTAAGCCTCCCCTAAATTAAAATGGTAAATCATCTGACTGCTGCACAATAGCTTGAGCAGTTTCAATCTTCTCCTCTCTGGAAGAGAAGTGATTATTGTAAGTGGTTTCTTCTTTCTTTCCTTCTTCCAAAACCCAAGCAACAAATGAATCAGCAACCTTAAGCACATCTGTACTCTTTGCTCCTTTGTCCTTTAACAGATCAACTGCTGCTTTCAAACAGGATTGCTTGACAATCATCTTCTGCTTATCATCATTGCCTGATCCTGATGAATAGCCTCCTCCTCCTGAGTAAACTGCTTTGATCCTGTTACCATACTGAGTAGAACTAATTTCATAATCAGCAGGTGCGCCAACTACGAACTTTGTTTGATCAGGCTTTACTGAAGAATACTCTCCAGAATCTCCGTTCTCAAATGTTAGGAGAAACTTATATAAAGTCTTTCCATCTCTTAACTGATAATCCCCCTGTGGAACTATACTAACAACCTTAGAATTTTTCATGATTATTTAATTGATTGATTATTTTCTAATTGAGCAAGATGAGCCTCTAGCATTGCTAGTCTCTCCTTCATCCATTCGCTTCCTATCTGTTGAGCGAATCCTTCTAGATCATCAATGATCTGATAAATGTTTTCTGTATTCATATCTCTCTTTTAAAATGATAAGACAAATAAAAAAAGAAATATTGAGATATGAAAATTATTTG